AAATGGTGGTGACTTTAAGCAGTGCCGGCATGAAGGTATCCACTGCATCCGATAACATGTTCCAATCCAGTACCGGTACTGGTATCACCTGGACCAAGGACCAACTTAGTGTGATGCTCCAGAAATATGTATCGATGGCGGACAGCTATGAGGCAGCTTTGAAGAAATTCCTGAATGAAAATGCTGCTGACTATCCGGATTTTCCGGTACCAACCGAAGCCACAGCCAGAGCGGCCGAAGCTTCACTGCCAGATAACGCATCCAAAAAATCCTTTCGATTGTGATTATGCAACTACCCTTTGAATTCTACCTCTATTTAATAGCTGCGGCTACCGGGATAATAGGTGCCGTGATTGGGATCTACATCCGCATATCCAATAAGATGACCAAGCTCGAAGAAAAGGTCGATTGCCTCGAGAAAGAAACGCATGAGGACCGGAAGGAGCGAAAGGAATTAACTAAGGCACTCCATGAGATATCCGAATCTCTGGCCATGCTGAAGGGATACCTCGAAGGTAAAGAAACATTGAAGCCACAGCGGACCACTCGGAGGCAATCCGTAAACTAATGGATGGAACAATTAGATATATTCTTCCACTGCTTATTCTGCTTAGTGGGTGCGTGGCTTTCATTTACCTGGATTACAACCAGATCGCAGATCTCAAAGAAGAAATCAAAGGATTGAACCAGGTATCTAATCCTCAAACCATAATAACCAAATCGGCAACCGGGGAGACGGTAGCAAGCCAGCCCAAAGCAGAGGTATCGAAGGAAACATTCTCAAACCTCATGGATGATAAGCTGGCCGAGTTTTCGAAAAAAACAAATCAGGATCTGGGTAAAGTGCTCAGTGTGGTGGAAGCAAAATTAACCACAGACCGAATTGTTAAAGTACCGGTACACGATACCACTGTAATCCGGATCACAGTCCGGGATACAATTCGGATTCCTGCCAAAGTTTTAAAATGGCATTCCAAATTTGAATCCGGTACTGTTCTGGTGGAGGGCGATTCGGCAACGGTTCAAACCAAGACCACCAACCAGATCGCTGTGCTTGAATCAAAGGACCGATGGAAGGCCAAGCACATCCTGCCTTGGAACTGGGGCAAGCGCAAGCGAAATATTAAACTACTTGTATTTAATCCGAACACAAGCATCGATACACTTTCAAACCTTTCAATCATAAAATGAAAAACTTCTGGAAAAAATTCAACGAGCTTATCTTCTCTCCGCTGGCGATCCTTGTTTTCGGACTCGCTTACTACGGAGTGTATCACTACTTCGGGCCAGAGGCAGGGCTGATTCCTCCGGGTTACTTTACCAACATTCTGGCAGGAGCTGCCGTGATGTACATCGCTGGATTCATGGCATCTATGGCTGTGCGCTTAAACTTTCCGGAGAAGTTTAAAATCCTTTTTGATGATGAAGATTATTTTGACAAACAAGAAATCGTATCTCTATGCGTGTACTTCTGCTTCTATGCCTTATCCATCTGGGCATTGACCTCGATGCTGTAGGCCAGTCAAAGGCTCACTGCATTTTGATCGAAGCCCGGAAGCTTATCGGCATCAAAGAAGCACCGGGCCAGAACAACCGTGGGCCGGAAGTAGATAAACTTATTTTAAGGGCTGGAGGTAAACCGGGGCAGGCATGGTGTGGATGGACGGCCAGAGCGGTGCATCTGGATTGTGGATGCCCGGCTGGAGGAGGCATGGCCATGAGCTGGTTTGTGCCTTCCCGATTGGTCAAATCAATTGTGCCAGGAGATGTATTTTCAGTCTGGAATAAATACCTAAACAGGATCGGGCACATCGGCATAGTTGAGCAAGTTCTGCCAGGCGAAAAATTCATTGTTACAATAGAAGGCAATACCAACGGATTTGGGAGCCGGGAAGGATCCGGTGTATGCCGACTCACAAGGCCAACAAAACAACTTTATAACTATGCCCGATGGTGGCAGTAATTACATGAAGAACTTTCCAAAATTCACCGGGTATATGTTACCCGATTTATTTCTGATGTTGATGGTATCAACCATGTTCTGGCTTTTGATCGGAGTATTTTTTTCGGATAACGCAGCTGGCTATCCGACAAAAGAAGAGGCAAAACCTGTCCTATATTTTACCTTTATCATCAGCGTGATTTACGGAATCCTTTATTGGATCAGCGTGAATGCACAAGATCGAGATCGATAATTTAAAAGTTCAAATCCCCTCCTCCTGGCAGGAGATGACACCACACGATACCATGCGTGTGGCTCATGTGCTGACAATGCCCTGGAGTCCTTCACTGGCTTACACCATCATCCGGCTTCTTACACCCACTGTTAATCCTAACATTTATTGCAAGCTCGATGATGATCAGATTCTGACTCTGATTCCTTTGGTTGAATTTTTGAAAAAGCCGATGTCGGTAAAGGCCATGCCTCTCTTTCGGCATGGGTTCCGCAGATACTGGCTTCCGGATAAGCACAACATCCTCACAGCTGAATACGCAATCGGGGAGAAATACCTTCAGCAATTCTGCAAGTCCGGTAAGGAGGAAGACCTCAATGCTCTGGTGGCTTGCCTATGCCGACCGACTAAATGGTGGATTGTATTCTTCCCATTTGTGAAATACTTCAACCTTCAATGGAATGGTGATCTACGGGAGAAGTATCACTCCCACATTCAGGAGCATCGGGAGAAATGGCTCTCGAAAATCCCACTTCACAAGCGGCTCCTGGTTGTATGGTGGCTGGTCCAGATCCGGTGGGAAGTGCAACAGCAAAGTAAGGATCTCTACAGGCGCACAGAGAACTCTGGCCCTCCTGGTGATTTCATCGACGCAGCAATGGCCATGAGTGAGAAAGCAGTATTTGGTAACTTCGAAGAGACCATGCAAACTCCTCTATCTCTTACACTTCGATATCTGGACTTACAACGAAAAAAAGCATCATGACATCAACGACCACAGCATTCAAACTACTTCGGGATTACTTCCGGGATCTGGCCGAGGCGCACCTTCTTCTGGATGGTAATTTCGTGTATGGCGGCAGCTCCGATATCCAGGAGAGTACAGTGAGCGACAAGGCTTTTCCGCTGCTTTTTTTGGAAACTCCTTTTGTAGATATCACCGATTCGGGCAGCTCGATCTCTGCTACCAAGCGATCGGCCTTTGTGATCCTGGCGAAGGTGGATACCATAAATAAAACGAAAGATCAGCAGCAGGAAGTGATGGATGATCTGGAAATAATCGCTCTGGATATTCTTTCAAAGTTAAAAAAAGATGCCAGGGAGAATGTTCATAAGATTGATCTCTCCGGCACCATTGAGCCGGTGGATCCGCTCCTCATTGATAACTGTATCGGGGTTCGATTCGAGTTTGAGATGACCAACGTATTTACCATTACTTACAATTCAGCCCACTGGAACTGATGCCATACTTTAGCCGCAATCCCATACTGGCCACGGCCAGCACAGCCAATCCATTCGAGCGTTTGGAGATGGAAATATTCATTGAGAAACTAACCGTACTCGATACCTTCAACAGCCTCGGAGTATTCAGCTTTATTTCAGATCCTGATAGTGAAGTAACGGAGAACATTGAAGGCATATTGCATGCAGCCATGATGGCCGACATTGCAGAAACAATACCAGACACTGCTACCACTGTTGAAGTGGTACCGGAGATGGCCAGAAAGTATTTTTACAGCACCCGAAATTATACATCTGATGCATGGACGGCATGGACAGATAGTACAGCCGCATTTGTGGTACTGGGTGGTGAACCATTTGAAGAGTTTGATAACACTTTCAACTCATCGGCTGCATCGGCTCCGGTGTTCCTCCATCCGGAAACCAGCCTGCTGACGTTAAATATTGCCAAAGGATTTGTGTATGCTCTTATCCAGACATCGGGTACTGGCAGTGTTACTCACCGGTATTGGAACGTAGCACAGACGGTATCGAATACTGTGGTAACTACGTTTACAGTGACACGAGCTTTCACTGTGATTAAAATCCCGATCGTAAATCCGGCAGATAACAAGTCTCCATTTTTTGGAATTGAAGTGGGAATGGATTCAGTGATCAGATCCATTTCTCTTACTGCCGATCAGCGATACCACATTCATGTAAATGAGTTTACCTACCTAAACTCGAAAGGCGGCTGGAACTTCCTGCCATGCCATGCTCCGATGGGCAAAAGCATCGAAGTGGCCCAGCAAATGGCAGAGGTAACTGTGCCGGGTAACTATTACGGACAGGATGATATTTCCCAGTATAAAGTCTGGGACAGCACCGGCCGGAAGAAATTCCGGGTGGCCACTGGCTTCTGGCCAACTGCCTACATGGATGTCGTGATACAGGATTTCCTGTTGAGCCGGTATCGCTTCTGGTGGAATGCCGATCTGAGTAAGTGGCTTCCAATCGTGGTGGACACTAAATCGGCAAGCTACTCTCAGGATGCAGGAGGTGATCTTCAAAGCCTTCAGTTTGAATTCCGTTTAAGCTTCGATAACGATATACCATCTGCGCTATGAGTTTACAGTTAATCGCCATCGATGGTACAGCTCTGGATCTGATGCCAAATGCGCAGATTCAAATGAACCTCAAGAATACAGCTTTGAATGAGGCGATTCTGGAAGGATCTTACAGCTACTCATTTTCCATTCCGCTGACTGAAAAAAATCTGATATACTTCGGATATCCATCTGAGATATCAAGCTTGTCCGGGTATCAATCACAGTTTGATGATTTCAAATTAAAATCCGGACTCATTGAAATCATCTGCAAACTGGTGGTAAGATCGGTCCAGCCCGGTGCGCTCAACATCAACCTGTATTCTTCCACGGCTTTTATTGCCGAATTACTTCGGGATACCAAGCTCACGGATTTGCCTACCCAGACGATCGACATACAGCAAGAGTTCTGGTACATTAAATCCCGGTTTACTATTGATCCTGGTACTCCGCTATCTCTGGCCAGTGGTACCATTAAATGGGCACTCACTGGTGGGGGTTTTGAAAAGTATCAGTATGCAGTACCTATACTTAGTACGGCCGCAGAAATCACCAAGGCATTTGCGGACAAGATAAATTCCAATAATCCGATACTACCTTGGAGCAGTACCACTACCTACCAGTATGAGGAGCTGGCTCTGGATGTTGCCACGGATCGGGTGTTTATCTGCATCAACGATCCCAACACCAACCATGTGGTTACCGATCCGCTCTGGTGGGATTACCTCTGCGAAAAGGCAGACTGGAATGCACTCCGGGCAGGCAATGGCACTACATACTGGTATCTGTACGATGAGTTTGATGCACTGAAAAGAGAGAAAGCCTTTGCCATCGATGAGTACCTGGTGATCTACGATCCGCTGAAAGGAACGGCTGGGCGCATTCTGGATGTCAATACCTTAAACGATGCAGCCGATACAACCGATGCCGGGTACTTCTCTTTGTTTGAGTATGCGGCTTATGGGATTAATGTCTGGCAGGATAACTACACAGCTCTGGCTGGCTATATGACGGCCAAAGTAAAAGCCGATGGAGCGAATCCGGATTTTACTTTCTTCCCGATTCACAATCCGAACTTTAGCCCATCCCAGGATTACTGCGGAATTGTGAATTATTGGAAGGACGGAACCTTCCGAGGAAATCTACTTCGGGAGAAACCTTACCAGTATGCATTTTCGGCCCAGGTTAATTTTATTTATGTTCTCGAAAAAATTCATGACTTTCTTGATCTCGAAGCCGATGGTGCTGAAGTACTGGGTGATGAGTTTTTAAATGCCCTCTATCTGCTCAACAACTTTTCGAACGACCGAAACATCCGTGGCTTTGATGCCGGTGGATATTACTACATCGATGCCGGGGCCAACATTATAAACCTTAGTAAAAATCTGCCGACCATTTCACTGGCTGACTTTCTAAACGGTGCCAGGGCTTACCTTTATTTCGGCATCTGGATCGATTGGTTTACCGGGCGCATAGTGTATCGGAATCTGAAATCGATTATCTCCGACTTTGCCAACGCCATCGACCTAACTGCATCCATTTCTGAATTTCGGGAAATCACCTACACTGATCCCGATGGATTCGACATCCAGTATACTCATGATGGAGGCGATGCCTTTATCAGTGACCAGGTAAAGGATATTGAAGATGATTCATTTATTATACTGGCACCTGTTGCCACGAGAGCATCTCTACTTGCCAGCCCGGTGGAAAATAACCTGTGCCTGGTGATTGATGAGGATCAGTATTACCTGGCAGTATTGCTGTTTGAAAATGTGATCGAGTGGCAGAGTTATTCTAAGAACCTTTTTGGAGTAAAAACCGGGAATGCAAAAACCGACTACCAGCCCAAGGCAGCCACTCCGATGATGTACTCAGGCCATGATTTTGCCAGAGGCCCAAAAGAGGTGCCTCCGGTTTTTGTGCGCTCCACAGAAATCACCTACAGGGAAGGAGATGTAGTGCAGGATAGCGATGGAGACTTCTACACCTGCACAGCCGAGCATTCAGATAAGGCCATCACCAATACCAGTTACTGGTCACCAGGGCCAGACCAGTACAGATGGATTCTGCCGATGACCGCACAGGCCAGAAGCAGCCGGAATTTTAAAGAAAAGTCTGGATGCACACTTCGGTTTCTGGCCTATAAAGGACTCCTTCAAAATCCATACAGTGCGGATCCGCTCGATAAATATCCGCAGGCCACAAACGATTTGGGCGCAGATGGATCGCTTAAAATCGATGGTACTTATGGCCTTTATGAGGAGAGGGGTAAGGAGTGGATTGAGTTTCTTTCCACGACTAAAAAAGCCATTGCCACCATCCCGATGGATGAAGCTCTCCTGGGCAGTATAAAGCCTTGGAGTATGTTTAAAGTGAGTAACCAGTTTTACCTGATGGGTGAAATAAAAGTATCCTTTCCTCTTAATTCCGCACCGGCAGAGATCACTTTATTTTCGATAAAAAATGGCAATTAAAAAACGTGAGCTGCTTCGCTCTCTTTTCAAAAAAATCGGGAGTGTAACGTATGAGGATTTAAAATCCTTCTTCGATTCAGCTGTGCTTGTGGATGAGGCATCGGGTGGATCTGGTGGTACCGGCCCGGCAGGAGCGGATGGTAAGACCGTACTAAATGGATCAGGCGCACCTTCATCCGTACTCGGCACAAATGGAGATTTCTACATCGACACCACTGCCGATGCCATTTATGGGCCTAAGACTGGTGGATCCTGGGGAGGTGCGACTTCACTCATTGGCGCAACCGGTGCCGCTGGTCCGGGCCTGCCAGCCGGAGGAACCATTGGCCAGATTCCTCGTAAAAATTCAAGTACGGATTACGATGTATCCTGGGTGGCTAACACAGCCGGAGCCATTGCCGCTCAGTTCCTTAAAAATCTGGCAGCCACAACTCTTACCGGGGTGGCAGTGGAGACAAGGTTTGTGTCGATTCTTATTCCGGCCAATACATTTTCTGCTGGCTCTGCCTTTGAAGTGAGTTTTCGTTTTGGTAGAAATTCCACCACTGGTTCTTGCGGATTTAAGATGTATCTAAATACATCCGATGCAGTGGGAGGGGTGAATATTGCAGCATTTGTAACTGGCGCTGGTAACATTACAGCTACGGTTCAAAGGTTGCTCACGATTCGTAGTGCAACTGAAACGCATCATTTCACAACAGCTTCAGGTATTGCCAGTGATTTATCAATTTCTGGTACAGCTCTTGTAACTTCAAATATAAATTGGACGGTAAATCAGTACCTGGTGGTATCTCTAACACCGGCCGCATCTGGCCAGCTGCATACGCATTTCAGTACGATGATTACACCTAAATAAAGTCCTAATTCTGGGCTGATTAGGGGCTTCTACTTGCATTAAAATTGAATGTAATGAGAGCCATTTATCTATCACTGTTTATACTGTTGAGCCTGCCATGCAGTGCCCAGATGTTTCTCGTTTTCGGCACCAGCATCGAGCGTGGAGCTGGGGCTACTCATCCAGACAGCAGCTGGGTGGGCAGGCTAAAAAAGGCCGTGCATCCACAGCAGCTGGTAAGCATGGCAGTCTCTGGCTCTACATATATGGACAGCATACCTACTTCAATGTGGCATACATTGAGCTATGCCCAGAGCCAGAATTACAATCCATCCTACATCGTTTTAGGTGGAGCCTTTAACGATTCCAAATTCAATCCTCAGTACAGATTTCAGCGAGAGTACCATCGATTTCTCGACTCGATAAAAGTGCTCTGGCCAAATGCAGAGCTGATCTGCAATACACCTTTAAGGTGCAAGAATTACCCGGTATTTGCGAGCATGCTCGATACCGTTATTGTACCGGTAACGATTGAAGAAGGCTATGGAGCCGGTGCCAGGATCTGCAATCTGTACCAACTACCAACCACAGTCCTGAGTGCAGACGGAGTGCATCCAAACGATGCCGGATATGGGGTGATTTTCAGAGCCTGGTACAATTGGTTCTATGGGATTTCGAAAAAAAAGAAACACCTGGTAATCGATCCACTCGATCCGGCATTCAACTATGCCGGGCGCAGCTTTATCTGGAAAATTGTGTATGAGTAGAATTGCCTTTCTTTGGAAAAAATTCTTCTATACCATGAAAAAAATATTCTTCACTCTGGCTCTTATCGGAATAGTGGCCTGTACTACAGATCAAAGCAAAACACCTAATGCCGATACTTTAAAGACTGAAAAGGTTATAGTCAAAACTGAAAAAGAAATTGCACTTGATTCTATTCAAATGATAGTCCGTAAGTATGTGGATGATCCATCATCTTATATTCCTGGTACTACATCATTTATTGATACAGCGAGAAATTCAACAACAAATCAACCTTGTGGGATTTTTACAAATCATTACTACAGAGCAAAAAATAAATTTGGAGCTGTAGAAAAAATGGAAGTGTATGTTTTGTTAGACTATCCCGGTTTCAAGATTCATCGAATTACCAAATACTTTGAGTACCTGGAAGATTTTGAATGTGGGAAGTTTAGAAAGTTGAAACTGCCTAATTTGAACAAGAAGAAATAAGGTTTGTGATTGGTAACTAAATCAAAAAAGCCTCGGAGATCCGGGGCTTTTTTTTGTCCTATAGGCTCCGGGTTTCCCTTTGCAAATTTGAATCATGGGGAAAATCGATATCAGCCTTGAGATGCAGCAACAGCTGGAGGATGCTTCAGCTGCATGGCTCGAACGTGCTATTCGGGCACTTAAAGAATCGGCAGAAAATAACGGTGTTGTACTCACAGGTGAATCGAAAAAATCCATTTCAGGGGCCATTTCCAACTTCTCATCGGATGGAGTAATGGAGATTGCAATCTCATTTCAGAATTCGGCTCGTATGCTGGACTGGCGTACAAAGCCTCAGTATACCAAAAATGCACCCATTGAAGATTTGGTAAACTGGGTACTAAAAAAAGGAGTGCAGAATTTTAAAAGGGTTCCTGGATACGCCAAAGGTAAATCTCGCATAACCGATTCTCAGGCGGCTCGAAGGATTGCCTGGGGAATAGCAATAAGTAGGTTTATTAATGGGCCAAAAAAGCGCAAAAGATGGTTTGCCAAAGTTATGTATGGCCCACTTTTGGGCAGACTAATGTCAGCACATGTGGATATTTTGGGCACATCCAGCATACGAGTAATAACTGAAAATTTTAAAATCGAAGAATAAAAATGGCAGGAAGATCTACTGAAACCCAGGTCGGGTTAAAGGTAAATGCACTTGATGCAGTAAAGACAATCGGAGATTTGCAGAGGACAGTTACTACTCTCAGTAAAGAGCTTCGACTATTACCAACAGATACCGATGCTTTTAACGAAAAGGCAAAGGAATTGGCTCAAGCGCAGAATAAACTAAAGGACATCCGTGATGAAGTGTCAGAAGTAAGGAAGCAGATGCAGCTGATGGGAGATAATGCCAAGCAGGCTCGTGCCGATCTGCTCTCGATGTCTCCAGCTGGTCGAATGCTCAATGACTTCAAAGATAACTTTATGGCCGTCCGGGGTGCTATTGCAGCAAATGCTTCTGCCCTCGGAGTATTCCGGGTGGCTCTGGCTGCAACCGGCATTGGAGCCGTGGTTCTGGCTCTGACCGCACTCTACACATACTTCACTAAGACCGATGAGGGAGCCGTAAAGCTTGCCGGAATTATGAAGGGGCTGGAGATTGTGTTCAACCGTGTTACCGATGCAGTTGCTTCGATGGGTAAATTCCTTGTTGGAGCATTCGAGAACCCGAAGCAGGCGATGACAGACCTCAGTGATTTCATCGTGAATAATTTGATCAACCGCTTCAAAGCATTTGGAGTGATTCTGGAAGCCATTGTGGATATGGACTTCAAAAAGATGACGGATGGTACAGTGCAGCTTGCCACTGGCGTGGAAAATATGACCGATAAGATGGCCGACTTTAAAAAGGAGGTGGATGCAGCTGTTGAATCGGGCATGCAATTTTCTGAACTGGCAGATCAAATCGATGAAGCCGAAACTCGATCTATCCGAAATAATGCTTTGGCAGAAGAGCAGATTTCCCGGCTTCTTTTGCAAGCAAAAGACCGGACCAAATCAGAAGGCGAGAGGCTTGTGCTACTGGATCGGGCTTCGGCTCTGGAAAGGCAGCGTTTACAGGAGACTATCGCACTTCAGCAGATGAAGGTAGACCTGGCGCAAAAGGATCTGGCAACCGTATCGCAGGCATCGGCCGAATTTGATACTAAAAATCGAGCATTGGCCGAAGCAGAGGCTGCTCTTATTTTACTCCGAAAAGATTCACTGGATCTTCAAGAAAAAATTAGCACCAGGCGAAATGCTTTACTTGATGCCGAAGCCAACAAAAAGGAGGTAATGAATCAAGCAGAGATAAAGTCGTTTGAAGATGCCATGAAGGCAGAGCTTGAATATGAGCGCAGGCTATCCGATCTTAAAATTGCAAATGTGGTGGATGAAGACGAGCGGAAACGGCTTGTAATTCTTGAAAACTACAAACGAGCCATTGAGGATGGGTACATAAATGGAGAGCGCACCCAGGAAATGGAGACTCAGCTGAAAGTGCAAAAAGATAATGCACTGGATGCACTGGACAAAGAGATCGAAGAGCGTAAAACCAAGGAAAAAGAAGAGAAAGCCAATAAAAAGCTGGCCGATGACCAGGCGGCTCTCGATGTTGAGACTGCTCAAATGGTATTTGCAGCTGAACAAGTCGTGGCATCAGAAACCGTGAAGCAGCAAAGGATATATGAAGCCAAAAGGATGGGCTTGGACAACAGTCTAAAACTTTTGAAAGATGCTAATAAGACCGAAACAGCAGAATACAAAAAAACAGCTTTGGAGATTGAAAAACTCGATGCGGACCACAACAAAAAGAAAAATCTAAACAGCCAAAAGGCGGTCGATTTTGAATCTGAGATGAATCAAAAGCGATTGAATGTAATCGGCTCTACCTTTGGATCGATTGCCAACCTACTTAAAGGAGATGAGGCCAATAGAAGAAAGAATGCGGATGCCATTAAAGCATTTGCAATCGCTGAAGCCACAGTAATGAGCGGTAAAGAGATTGCCGGTATTTGGTCAAACGCCAATGTGAATGCTCTTAATGCTGTAATTCCCGGATGGGGGCCAGCCTTTGCAACAGTGCAGACAGCTCTGGCAATAGCAAGGACCGGGATGAACATAAAAAACATCGCTGGCCAAACCTTTGAATCCGGAGGGGTTATATCATCCAGAGGCGGTACTGTAAACGCAGGACAGCGGCACCGTAATGGAGGGATCCAGTTATTCGATGGATCTACCGGTATGCACCTGGGCGAAATGGAAAGGGGAGAAGCCATCCACATCTACAGCCGGGATACCGTAGCCAATAATGGGGATATCATTAATGCCCTTCTGGATAGTAGTCTCTATGGAGGAGGAGGCCGGATCGGCAGGAAATTCGAAACCGGTGGCACCATTGACATGCCGACAAGGCCGGGGGCTTCAAGCTCAGAATCAGCAGCAGCCAATGCTGTGAGCATGGCCATGATTTCAGAATTAAGAGGACTAAGATCCGACTTTAAGCGATTTCCGACCGTACTCCGGGCCGTTACTGACTACGAGCAAAACAACCGGGTGGCGATGGAAGCTGCCGACATTGAGGCAGGGGCCAATGCTTAATATTCGGGCCAGTTACCAAGGTACAAATCTGTGGGATTGATCAGGCCAAGGTTCACCAGGTACTCCTCAGTCTGGCTGGCTGACTCATGGCCGATCAACCGCTGCAAAATCGATACCGGTACACCAGCCATGTAGCAGATACAGGCTCCGGAATGTTTAAGGGCGTACAGTGTATGCCCTTTTTCATTAATCCCCATCTTGCGGAGGTACTTCATGAGATAATCGTAGAAGTGGGTGCTGGTGTATGGCTTATCCGATGGCTTTCCACTTTTGCCGAAAACGTAGTAATCACCGGGATAATCCCTCAAACCATGTGCATCAATCAACTTCTGGAGAGGTGGCAATATGGGCACCGACCGGCCACCAGTTTTTCCTCGTTCTTTCGGGATAAAAATCGACTTATCCCGGATCTCATGTACCCGGAGGAAGTGCAGCTCCTTTCGAGGCCGGGCTAAAGTGTAGAGGCAGAAGTCCATAAAGAGTACAAACTGCTCTTGTCCATCCTTTAATGCTTCCTCCTTTATTTTCTTAATGGTTTCCGGGCTAAATGGAATGTTCCTTTCACCTTTTGGCACTCTCTTCTTCGGTACTCTGGCGGCATGATTTACCGATACCACATCCAGCAGCAGCATCTGGCCAACAGTAGAGGCTAAGATACCCAGATATTCATTATAGGTTTTCGGCCCGATCTCCTGCTTCTCCTGTATCCACTCCATTATGGCCGTAAAATCGACTACTTTAAGAGCTGATAGGAGAGGAGGCTTTAAACTACTATAGTATTCCGTGACAAGGGTAAACAATAATTTATAGGTCTGGAACCAGTTACGGCTCAAGTCTTTCTCCTTCCGCTCCATTACATAAGACAAGGCACTTGGAAGGGTAAGCGAGACCAGAGGATTGAGCGGTTTTTTCTGCTTATTGTCTGGATTGCTTAAAACTGGATCATCGAGCAACATGGCTCGGATCTGTTGGATTACTTCCCTGGCAAATCGATAGCGTTCACTCGGCAGATTGGAATCATTTATCTCATTAAAGTACCGTTTCCGGATTCTTTTTCCTTCAACTGGATCCCATGCATAAAAAATTACATACCATCTTTTAGACACATCACCACCATAATCTACCAGTCTTGGCTCAATATACTGCTTACTCATAACTCTCATTTCTGCCACTTAAAGTGCCACTCTAAGTGCCACTGTTTGTAGATTTATTTGGTAAAAACCTGATTTTGAGAGTTTTAAAAAGTGAATCATACCGGATTCGAACCGGTTTAAGGCATAAATCAGGGTGGAATATTGACATGTTGGTATTTGTTATAGTGTTGTAAATCAGTAAATTATCGTGCTTTTCAATTTTTGTTGCAGAATCGTATTTTGATGAATTGTGGCAGTTGCTGCCACACCAACTGCCACTAAAATTGATAGATCTTTATCCGTTTGGATGGTTTTTCAGTTTTTTCAATTCAGCATTTTCCTTGCACAGATCCAGGTACTTCTTTTTAAGGATTCGCATGGCCTCCTCCAATCCTTTAATTTGGTTTTGAAGGGTATTGATTTCTAAATTCTTAAGAAACAGGTCTTCATGCTCTTCCTGCTGTTGATTGATGGTTGAAGATTTTTTTTTACTTGGTATTTCATGAAGATCGGAATTTTCGGAAACCTTAGGTGAAATCTTCAAAAATGATTCCCACATATCCTTTGGTATTTCTGGGTTAAAAATGTCCATCGAAACATTGTAGTACTTAGATAGGGTAGCCATGTTAGTCTGCGATACCTTAAATCCACCTCTCTCCATTCTCCCATAAGCAGCCTCGGACATCTGTAAAACCTGAGATATCTGTCTCTTAGTATCTCCAGACCTCCTTCGTAACCATTCTATAGGCGAAATATATTTATCTGTAGTCATTTTATGTATTTTGGTAGAAATTGGTCAGTAAATGACCTTGTTAGTCAGTACTCTTGTGAACTGTTAACAAATCAAAACAATTCCTAATAAAAAAACAAATGGCAATAAGTAAAAATGAGCTACCTCATTATCTCATTGATTGGAATGAGGTAGTGGGCTTTTCCAAGTATGGTTACGTTCAGCAGGTTCTTAACCAACTGGGTTGGGATAATGATGCGGCCGGAAAGAACTCTCGGAAGATCCACAATGTATATGCTGGTATTTTAAAGGACCGGCAGATTTTGGATGCAATCCGCGCTGTCCTTTTGCCCAAATCAACCGTGAAAAGTCCCGTGATTGATCGATTAAAGGTTATGACAAAATGAAGGATCTGATTATGCGGTTTAGAAACTAACCTAACCTAACCTAACTTTCTATGCCCTTAATCCAGCAGCAGATCCTCTTCGGCATCATCGCCATGATGATGCTCACATCCTTCACGGCATGGGCCAGCCGCTTTATCAACTGGCCTGAAATCTTAAAAAAATCATCAAAAAAAACCAAGGAATAAAATGAAATCATTCTTCAAAAATTTATCAGAGTGGGCATTTGCCATGTATGCCGTATGCCTTAAACATGAGGCCACAAACAACCAGTTTAAACTCCGGGCCATAGTGGTGCCTCACAATCAGTGGATCACTCTACTCAATCTGGTATCCAATGAACGAGCGAAGCAGATTTACCGCATCGAATCAACCGATCTAAGGGCGTTCTCGCAAGAAGAGCAAGAGGTGTACACCTATCTGGAGCACCTAAACGAGATCCAGCATTCCATCAAAAAATCCATTAAACCAATCTGAGCCGATGATTACTGCCAATGTCTCAGAGCTGAAGGATTTTCTGAGTGAAATACTCACCATAAATGCACTCCAGGAGGAGTATTTTAAGACTCCTGCACCGGTAAGAAAGCCGGAAAGGCTCAAAGCCTTAAAGCAGAGGGAAAAAACCCTCATAAAAAGGGCGCAAAGCTATTATCACCAACTTTTAAAGGAGATCGGTGAGCATGGTTGATATACGCCAGCACTTAGAGTACCGGATCGTGGGCAGTTGCCTAACCGATCCTTCGAATCTGGCTGTGGTAACGCAGTACATCACCATCCGGAATCTGGCAGACAAAGATGCCATCCTGGTAATGAGCTGGATGGCCAACAATCCCGATGTGCATCTCAATGCCGGGAGCCACTTGCTGGGTGAAATCCGGAAAAAGACTGGTATAAAAGCCATAGTACTGGCCCGGATGATGATGGCCGGAAGTAACTTCCTGCCACTGGTGAGTGCCTGCCTGTATCTGCTGGAGCATTGCTTCAGGGCCGAGGCCGTCCGGATACTTAAAACTAACCGGGATAAAGTGCTTATCCCTCTGGCTCCTCTGGAGAAGGATATAGAAAATCCTGAAAATGATGTCTGGCAGATGATTACAGCCGCTGCCAACTATTGCAGTGATGTGGATCTGCCGGAGCTTGCCGAGCAGCTCACGCAGCTGCTGATCCAGATGGACCAGAGAGCCGGGGCTTTACTGGATTCCAAACGAGCTGGCTTATTGATCCAGAACCTTCGTGCTATGGCCCACCAGGAGCCGGCCAAAATGAAACCATTCGTAAACGTGTTAAATGAGATTATAAATGCAGCTGGATAAATCGTGGGAAGTCTACAAGAAGCAGACAAGTGGTAATGTTTACGAGAATGGCACATCCACACAGAGCCGGGAGCAGCTGCTGCGGGAGTTATTTAAACGTGATGCGATGGAGGTTTTTCCCCTGGAGATTTTCCCGGTGGAATTGCACCACTACATCCGGGAGCTTACAGAGCGGCTCCACATCCCTCGCTCCTTTGTGGGCCTGTTCATGCTTGCATCGGGTGGAGCATCCATAGGATCCTATTATCTGGCCGAGGCACACACGCAGCGCACCTACCCAGCGATCTGGGCTTGTGCTGTTGGTGAGACCAGCTCCGGGAAAACCTTCTGCATGGATCGGCTTTTCGAAGTCTTTGAAAACATCGATATGGATATGGCTGGCGATAACCAGGCAGATTACCGGAGCCGCACAGATGCCGGGCAAATGGCCAACAATGATGCAGATTACGATGATTATGAAGAGAAGACCATCATCTTCAAGAAGGGTACGTTCCCGGCATTCCTCCAGAAGGCACTGAAATCGAATCCGAAAGGCGTGATCCTGTGGAAAGAGGAGATCATCACCCTAATGGCCGAATTCATGAAGAAGAACAACGAGGACTTTGAGCCATTCCTGCTCGAAGCATGGAGTGCAAAAAGGCCGTACAAGTACGATAAGGTGAGCATGCGTAGGGCGTTGATCATTCCACGGACTTTCACCACCCTCATCGGCACTACACAGCCTGCCATGGTGAAGCGGATATTCGCACAGGATCGGGATTTCACAGGCTTCACCTACCGGATGCTCTTCGCTCTCGATAAAGAGAATAAGACTCTGGTGCCCGACATCGACTTTGAACCGGATATGGAGGCGTACAGTCGGTATGAGAACATGGTGCGAAAGCTGTACTATGAGCTGACGGTGGGCCTGTTTGGAATCAAAGCCGAAGAATCGAAGGTGGTGAAATGCTCCCGGAAGGCGGTGGAGCTGCTGGATAAGTGGAAGCGGCTCCACAAGCAGAAGGCCGACAATTTGAAGGATGACGATGCCGTAAACCGTGAGACTTACAAGGGCGCATTTGGTAAGCTGGGCGAGTATGCGATCCGGTTTGCGCTCATCCTGCGCTGCATGGATGAAGCCTGCAAGCAGTATGGCGATGTGAAGTACATCCAGAGCATAGATGAGGAAGTAATGGCCCGTGCGCTAACGGCTACAGACTACTTCATGTACAGCTATCTGGAAGTTTCCAAAATGGCCGATAACCGAAGACTACCCGAAGAGCCGAGCATCATCTCCAACTGCATAAAGCGAGGCATGAGCTACGCCAAAATAGCCGAACACCTGGGCGAGATCTACGGAAAAGGGTTTACGAAAACCAGCATTACACGAAAAGTAATCAGCTACCGGAATAAGTATCCAAAGGACTTTTTGAATTAGTAAATTAATTTTTAATCAAACCAAAAGCAATGGAAAATCAATCATTTTATATGGTGTTTGTCGAAGGCGGCAGGATGCCAGCCTTTAAACATAGCAGCCTTGAAGCGGCCGAAAAAGAAGCCAAAAGGCTGGCAGAAACTTTGAGCAAAAAGGCCTGGGTTTTGGCCACAATTAAATCGTTTGAAACCGTGAAATGGGATGTAAAGGATTGCAGGCCATTTGGAGAGGATTTGCCTTTTTAAACTAAAAGGACAATGAAAAAAAACGGACCGATCAAAACCATAGTAAAAGCATTGAAATACAGCCTTTTAGGTTCCATAACATTGGACCGTTTCGGTCCAAATGCAGAAATTTCACAAGGCTTATTATTTGATAGTGAGCCGATTACGTGAAAACCATCGGTCCAAAATTTGGACCGAAAATCGGTCCAAAAAACGGACCAAGCGATTATCAGTAAAGTAACTGACCTATAAAGAGTTACAGACAGAGAAAAAATAAAAACGGACCGAAATGGTCCAATGTTATGAGAGTTAAAAACCAAATATTCAGCGGATTAGATGTGTAAAGCATCGGTCCATAATTTTAGAATGAACTTTTTATGCAAAACGAAAAAATAACGATTGAAACGCACCGGGATGAAACCGGTAAAATGAAAGTGAACGTGCTCACAGATGGGATGAAGATGGCCGATGTACTTCTGGCCTTAGATAAGTCACATGGAGCGGTGATGGAAGTGTTCGAAATTGCCTGTAAAGCGGAGAATGTAACTTCTCACTACCAGCGCAAGGCACTGCTCCAAAAATCAATTTTCTACAATGCAAAAAATATGTAAACCATGAAGTCAAACGATCCATTTTCAGTCTACGGCTATAAGATGCTGGGCCAGATCAAAACCGAAAAGTTAAAAGTACCAGCACCAACCAGGTCCGCAGCCCACTGGCATGCCGACCGACTTCGGGCTGCCGGGTATGTCCAAGTTTTCATCTACGAAAAAAAAGTAAAAGCATGAATATTCAAGTACGATACTTCCTCCTGGAGCTTACGCTCCTCATCCAGCAGCGGTGCCTGCAAGGTGCCAATAGTGGTAAACTGGCCAATAGTCTCAACCACCTGGCAGAGCGCATCCATAAAGAGCTGCCCGGCACCCGGCAGTTCAGCGATCCAAAAGCTTTGGCCATTCTTCTGCAATCAAAAGAGATGATTGTGGAGCTGGCAGATAAACTGGCCGATGGAGACTGGGACCAACTCTGTACGGTAATAAACCTACTGGAGCAGGTAAAGGATGGGCAGGTGCTCATCGTAGAAAAGGAGCAGTACGATGCCCTTAATGAGAAGTTCGAAGAAGACCTCAATAACGTAGCCCAGATATAGCCATGAGCAGCGGAAGAGATTTACACGGCTGGGATATAGAGCAGGATGCTAAAGCCAACCGGTTTGAAGATGATCAGCGCATAATTGATAATCTTCATTTTACCCTTTCCAACATCAAACCAGGAACCCGGAATTTTGAAAAAATAAACTGGGTAAGGATCAACTTTTCCAAAATATGGGCCATGCGAAAATTGATTGAATGCCTTGAAATTCCGGATACCGGAAGGAATGAGGGAGAGAAGTGAATTCACCAGGATTTAAAGTGGCATCCGAAGTTTTTGGAACAGAAGAAATGACAACCCAAGAGGTTCTCCTTATGGCTCAAGTGGCCAGAGATAACGGAGATTCGGTAGAAGAGATTCAGAATCTTATTGATTTCGTCGATGGAGTACTGTGGTACAAGAAGCGGCAGATTTTTCTTCAAAAAGAGGAAAGTAAAACCAGAGCCGGGCACTATCGAAGAGATTCCAACTACATGGCCGTTCTGGAGAAAATGGTTCGGAATCTAACTATTGCCAACATGGAGGCCAGAGGAGAGGATACAAGTACTTTTTTACCCGACTAAGAAGCCATGACACAGCGAGACCAAAAGAAACTCCTCGAAGCAGGCTACACCCTCATCCGGAGGAACTACACAAAAATGGCCATTACCCAGAAAACCACCCATCGATGGGATTGGCATTTTTTGGAGGGCAATTTTAAGACGAAAAAGGCTCTAAATGATTGGGCCGATATTTTATTACTGGATCAGAAATTTATTGAAGATGGGTATGATCTCTAACAAGCAAATAATAGCATCCGCAACGGTAAACAACCCGGAGCGATTCCGGTACGAGGTCAAATCCAAGCCAGTTTATATTAACTCTGGCCTCGCACTCTGGGCAAATGGCAGATTTGCGTATGATCACTATTCTGAATGGATTTATCTCCACAATTCGATGGGTAAAACCATCGCATTTTTTAAACTCAAAAACTGGAAATGAAACTAAAGGAGAAAGAAGCTCTCCTGAATCTACAACTCAGCGAGCGCATGACGGAGATGGAGGCCGTGGAGCGATTCAGATACATGACAAGTTTAACCAGGCTAAACCATACAACGGAGGCCAACATCCAGAAGCAGTGGAGAGACAAGCGATTGGGTTCCCTGCTCAAACGACTGGATAGGGAAAGGTTCAATCTGATCCAGCTCTAAATTCATTCATAGCATAGGATCATCAATCGTTTCACCTTTGAAATGAGAATCGGTAAATAAATTGGTATATGAAAACAAGTAAAAAGCCCGGAGCATTGCTTCGGGCTTTTTTTATATCATAACTCTACCGGCTCAAGCCTTTGGAAATTGTGTGAAATTTCACTCACACATGAAAAAGCTCATCACACACATCATCATTATTTTAATGGCCAAATCTGCTCTGGCTCAATCTCTGGCTGTTGATAGTCTGGTAAGCCGGGATAGTACCACCCGGCTGAGACTCACTCTGCCAGTAAACCACAAATTTGCTTTGTTTGATCTGTTCGAAAATGGCAGGCGGCTGGCCGGATCCTTAACCAGGGATACGACCACAGCCGACAGTGTAGAAATGATGATAACCCAAACTCCTCCCGGCATTTACAGCTATCAAGTAACTGCCAATCGATGGTCCAGAGATCCGTGCAATCCAATCGTAAAGAAGTCAAATGCCATAACTGTACAAGTAGGCCCGAATCGATGCTGCCGGGTACCAATTACAACCCTCTTGAATCCTGCCACCAAGAAAATTACCGTAACCTGGGCACTGTGCGCCAGCTGTACGAGCTACACGGTAGTTTATAAACAGCTCGCCTCAACTAATCCACTGGTAAAGCCTTTATTTAATCAGAACGTAAAGGGTACCGGCACCCGGCTCTCCAATTACAGGCCCACTATCCAGGAAGCGGCTGCCGGTACCATCACCCGAACCTACCCGACAAGCTTCTCCGGATTCTGGTACCAGGTAGATCTGGTGTGTAATGGCTCCGGATGTGCTGCAAGCTCCACCACGTTCTCAAATCTCATTTTCACTCGATGAGTAAGCCCGTAGTAAGCCCAAAATATAAGAAGAAACATCTCTGCACCCGGACCTGTAGCCGATGTGGAGAGCAGAAGCCACGCAATAAATTCATCCTGCGGAAGATAAACTATGGCCCACCGGTGTGCAGGCAGTGTGAGCAGATGGGGCATACTTTATCGAAAGAGGATATTGATAAACTAAAAAAAGAAACTGGCATGGCATTCTACCGGATCGAAGCTGGAAGCTTCACGGTGATCATCCGCACAGATGATTTTCCGATTCCGAATGATTTCAAGCCTTTCTGAATCCAGACCGATGTCGGGCATGGATGTGGGCATCTGTATGCTTCTTTGAATAAACACAGATATGGGCCTGATATCGGGCCAGTCTGTGGTGGCTCTTTCACATGTTTAAATTCGATTTCGATTTAGAGTTCAATTTTTTATCCGATAAGTTGGCTGAAAAAATATCTATTGTACTTATCCTATAATTTAGGTAGTACATCGTCCTGATGTTAGAATATACTTAAGTATCTTATTTATAATTGTTTTGGTCGTACAATGTCAGATAGTTAAATTTGTATTATTCCAATGCCATTATGAATAAGATCCACAAGCTCCCATGCCTGCCGTACGTTAAAAAATACTTGCAGGCCGATCTGGTCAATAATACCCTGCATGTTAAAAATAGGCCGGTGATTGTGAATAATACCAAGCACCGGGTGGATGCCTTTTTCGAAAGAGGCAAAGGATCTGAGCACTTTATATATGTAGAGATGAGATGTTCGAGCCTTTACACACTCTACAGCCTGCATGGCCAGATGGCTCGTGAATTCCGGGATCGGATGTTTACAGTGGCCGCTTATGCCGTAAAGCAGGGGCTTCCTGCCCGGAATGCCATTCGCAAATTTCTGGAAGCCTACAATATTACGGATGATGAGTATGATCTTGATTCTGCCTATCGCACCTGGGAGCGCAGGAAGCATCGATTCCTCAATCCTACTGAACCAGTCCTTAAAAAGAAAAAAGAATCTGGGCCTACTTTGGGCAAGGAAGCCGGTAATCAGCTTTCTCTATTTTCATAAGCACTCATTCTGATACACACCATCGGGCGATTGATGGCGTATGTCGGCATGAGTTAGACCTGTATAAATATGACGATAACCGACTTTTTGGCCACGGCCGATATCATTGGAACCACAGAGAGCCTTTCGGCCGGGATCGATAAGCTTTACCTGGTGCCATTGGGCGATGACTTTTCTCTGTTTTTTAAAAAAGAGGAAATGACTTCTCTACCATCACTGGATGCTATACCTCTGGATATGGAGATGGAGATTCACAGTGCTCAATTTAACAGCAAGCGGAAGCAAGGCACTGCCGGATGGTATTTTGAAAATACAATCGATGTAATGCTACTCTCCGATGTGGCCGACTGGTTTGCAGAAAATCAGGAAAAGCGATTCTGGATCATCGCACTGATGGGCGAGCGATGGATCATCACCGGTGATGAGCAGATGCCCTACCGGATTGAGAACGATTATAGCCTCGGCCGTGCTCCGGGCCAGAAGCAAGGCTGGGATATAAGCCTGAGAAGCGACCAGCTGCGGCCCTACCATACCTACCGGATACTGGGTGGAGGTGGAGGAGGCGAATAAAATCGGTCTTAATTGATATCCTCCTGGTACATCCTATTTTGTATCATGGAGAAAAAAGTTCATCCGCTACAGGATAGCAGAGGCCGGGTACACGGAGCCACTTATCGGGCTGCTGCTGGCTCTGGCTTTACTGTAGACTCTGAAACCGGCACTCTTAAAGGAGTACTGCTGTGCCAGGCGATGCAGCCCAAAGGCATTGCAGGCAAATGCTCAATTTACAAGGGTGCAGAGCAGATGCCGGTACGGGTTGAAACCGGTATCGACTTCATCGAATCGCTCGTGGCCTTATCTGCTAACTTCCCGGAAAAAGGCCAAAAAGCCCGATTCGGGCATCCGGGTATGTGCGATGAGCAACTGGGCAAGCATGTGGGCTACATAACCAACATTCGAAAGGAGGGCGATGGGGCAGTGGGCGATATCCAATTAAGCCACAGTGCTCGCATCTCTCCGGACGGTAACCTTTACCAGTATGTTTTAGAAAAGGCGACTGAGGATCCAGATGCTATTATGATGAGCATCGTATTTCAACCAGGGCCGCTTTATTTTCTCGATGAAAATGGCAACCGGGTAACTTATGAAGTAGGCAACGATGAGCACTTCGATCTCCTGGCTGCCAAACCAGAGGCCGCAAGGATCCTGTACGAAACGGTGACAGACTGGAACTATACCGACTTCGTGCATGACGGTGCCAACACCAATAACCTTTTCCGAAATTTTAAAGGCGAGCCATTAATGGCTGCCACAGTATTCGACTTTCTGGATTCAAATCCGGATGTGTTTGAATTTATGATTTCGAACCGGGAAAAAACCGAATCATTTATCCGGAAGTATGAAGCTGCTCGGAACAAAAAGAATTCTATTAATGTAGATATGAATAAGAATCAAAAATCCACTCAAAGCCTTTTGGAGCAACTCCAGAAAGGTTTATCATCCCTTACCAGGTCTGTAAAATCAGCAATTGGTGGAGGCGAAAACGGTGCCAAATCAATTGAAAATACAACCGAAGGCGGTGCTGATATTTCAATCGAGACGGAAGCCGATGTACCAGCTGTAGGTGATCAGGTGTACCTGTTGGGCACTACCGACTTGCCTCCTGCCGGTGAGCATGTATTAACTGGTGATCTGTTAGGCTATACCATCGTAACTGATGAAGCCGGATTGATCACTGAGGTAATGGCTCCAGAAGTAGAAGAAGCTCCGGCTCCGGTAGCCGCTGAAAGCACAGCAGATGCTGAAGCCAGCACCCGGCAGATCGAAGCATTGGCTACTTCAGTACGCAGCATGCAGGATGTACTCACTCAGATCCTGGATATTCAAAAATCAAACTCTGAGGATCTCCGCTCAATCAAATCCACTCCATTTGGCAAGCAAATTTTCCCGGCTGGAAGCAACCGGGTAACCAGCCAGAGAGGAGCAGCTGTAGAAGCTGAAACCGAATGGGCAAAACAGCAGCGTCTCATCAATGAAAAAAAAGCCTCTAAAGGTTCTTAAATTTTTACTCACAAATTTTAAACAGGGAAAGAAATGTCTATTAACATAACCTCACTAAATAGCACCCTTGGTGCCTATGCTCGTGAAAATAAAGCCGAAGCTTACCGCAAGGCTTTGAAAGAATCTACCAGAGATCTTTTCACTCTTTATGGTGGATCAATCGACCAGTTACCACTTACTCGTTTGCGCTCTGCTTCTATTTTGAAGCCCTATGCCGCTGGTGGTGGATTTACTGCGACAGCTGATGCTCTTACTTTATCTGCTCGTATATTGAACGCCAGAAGATGTTCATTTGATGTGAGCATCGTACCTCTGGATCTCTACAACTCATGGCTCGGTCAGGTAGAAGGTGCACCAAATTCCTCACCATTCGACATTCCTTTGGAGCAGTTCATGATGGATTCCATCATGGCCCAGGTAGTGGATGATTTAGAGACTGCCATCTGGACTGGAACCTACGATGCTGCAGGAAGCACTCCAGCTGCAACCATGTCTGGTATCCTTACCTTGGTAACCGCTGCCATCACATCTTTGGAGATTCCTGCCGCCAATGTAACCGCTGGGTCAGCTCTTACTGCTTCCAATGCATTTGATGAGTTCAAGTTGATCCGTGATAAGATCGATCCAGCATACCGGAATCGTGAGATGGTGTGCTTGTGCTCTGTGCAGGCTAAGGATAAGTACTTAACCGACTACCAGGCTACTGTTGGAGCTGCTCCATACAATTCCAACTACGACCAGCTATATCTGGAAGGCACTCGTGCTCAAATTATAGCAGTACCAGGAATGGGTACATCCAGCCGGGTATTGGTAACGCCAAAAGAGAATCTGGTTTATGGATTCGATGTGGATGGTCCTCAGTCTAACCTTGTTACTCAGGAGTTCAACCGTACCATTAAGGTGATGGGTGACTTCAGAGCAGGAGTTGAGTTCCGTGATGGCCAGTCTATCTGGTGCAACAATCAGGCTTAATTGTAACCATTTAACTTTTCAAGAAAAATGCCTGTTACTTTAAGAGATTACACTATGGGCGAGGAGACCGCACCAGGTGGATTGGATCAGATTTTGATCGTGAAAACATCGGACCTGGTATCAATGGCCGATGTTGATCCGGCTACCAGTATGATTCCTGCCAACGGATTTGTATTTCAAGCTTCAAAGCGTTTTTACAAATTCGATTATTTAAAGAACTCGGAGAAATCAAAAGCAGGGGTTGAGGCTGCCGACATCGGCACTCCGCAAAGCCCGGCATTCGAAGCCATCGCCAAGTGTACCATCAAAGGTCACACTCCGGCAGATGATGAGTATCTGAAGGACATCCGTGGAACCGGCCGTGTAGTTATTGACATGATAGGTCAGGATGGTAACATCCGGATCGCTGGAAGCATGACTGCTCCAGCAATCATGCACAAGCTAAACGACAAGGGCGGTATGGACATCGAAGAATTCAACGGCTGGGAGGTAGAATTTTACCACAAGTCCAAGAGAGGATTGGTTCACTTTGCTGGAGACATTCTGGATCTATTAAACGACTAAACTAATAACCACTTAGTGTCCTAAAAGCCACGGAGAAATCTGTGGCTTTTTTGCTTTCATCAAAAATTTAATCAATTCCAATTTATGGAAATTAACAAAAAAATTCAAGACTGGCTCGGTTCGGAGAATCGAAACTACCACGATGGTCTGGCTCTGGCCAGTCAGGTGTTAAACAACCGGGGGCTAATAAATTTCTTCCACAAGAAAGAAAATGCACTAACCAGAGACAAGCTCCAGTATGAGCTTGGTAAGTACATCGGGGCACAGTATCAACCAGAGCCGGAAGTATTGCCAGTGGCGGTACCGGCCGTGGAAGAAGCTGTGGAATCAGTAAATTTTATTGAGGAAATAGATAAACAGGATGAAAAGGAGCGTACAGCCTTTTTAAAATCACTCCCGGAGTCCGTGCAGCTGTTGTATAACTCAAAGCGATATGCATACAACAAACGCAACCAGGTAAGCCAGGCGATGCAGGATCTTACTGTCGATGGGCAGGAATTTGACCAGGATCATCTGGAAGGATTAAAGAAAGAAGCTGATGCCTATGATGAGGAAATCAAAGCTATCGATTCACAGCTGGAGTACTACCACCAAAATGGAGTGCTGCCCATCAAGCATGTGGAAGGTGAGCCGCTAACCATCACAGCAGACCAGAAAAAAATAAAGCTGGAAGAGTTAAAGAAACTCATCGAGAATAAACAGACGGCAGTTTCGAAAATGAAATCGAAGGTGGCCAAAAGCCCGGATAACCTAAACTATAAAACGGACCTGGCTAAACTGGAAGCAGAGCTGGCTTCGCTTCGTTTTGAAAGAGACTCCCTAAAGGCTCAAAATACGATTTAGAGAAAAACGATTGTTTCGTTTCATGGAGAAAGGGCCACGGATTTTTCGTGGCTTTTTTTATGTCCTAAATGGAAAGCTTTCCACTGGCTGAAGTTTGGGTGGAAATAGAAACACAATTTTGAAAACGAAACTCGATACCATCGAACGATTTCAGGCCATTATTACCGGGCATCGAAAAGGCAGCGAGAAAGAACTCAAGCAGCTCGAACGATACCAGTACTGCCATGTAATTGTTTGCCACGGTTATACTAAAATAACCGCAGCTAATCGCTTAATGAAAAAGGAGGAAAGCGAAGGCCGGACCATCTCTTTTTCCCAGGCTGCAAAACTGGTAAAGGAAAGTCTGGAGATTCTGGGCCATGCAGATGAGACGGTAAAGGCAGGACTAAAATATGCTGCTTACGAAAACCTCATGAGGCTGGCCAAAAAGGCAGAAGCCAAGCAAGACTACTCCACAGCCCGGCTACTGATCAACGATGCCAACAAGCTCATGGGGCTGGATCAAGTTACGGATGGCGGTGTTGAAAATCCGCAGGACTATATGCAGCCGGATTCCTTCATGATAACTGACAATCCGAAGTTTCTGGATGTAGCCAATAAGATGATCGAGGTAGAGTGGGAAGAAGCCAACGTAGTTAAAGAGGAGGAAGATGATGAGGAAGCAGATTAAAGGAGTATATCTTAATCCAAAACAGAAAGCCTTCATTCTGGCCCGGCAAAAACGAAAGGCATTTAAAGGTGGTAGAGGGGTAGGTAAGACTCACGTTATCGGGGCGCATCACTATCTACTCTTCCGGAATCTACCAACGGCAAAAGGGATCCTGGCATCCATTACCTTCGAACAGCTACTATCCAAGACATGCCCGGAGATGGAGGATTCCTGGAGAGACTGGAATTGCCACGAGTGGGATCCGGTATCTAAAACTGGCCACTGGGTATTTGGCAAACGACCACCCTCGCATTTTGTAAAACCCTACAAGATGCCCAAAAGCCCAGAGAGGTGCTACTTCTTCCTGAATGGCCACTGCATCGAGCTGGCCTCAATGGAGGTAAACAATAAGTTCCGGGGCGGCTCCTACGACTTTCTCACCGGTGATGAATCGGCACTCTTTAAAGAGGAGGTATGGAATAAGATATTCACCATATCCGTCCGGGGCCGTACCCGTGGCACAGCTGCATTTCATCCAGAGCGCAACTACATGCACCAGTCTATCGTGGATGTAACATCGGCACCCTGGACAGCAGAAGGCCAGTGGATCCACAAGGTCCGGGAAATGGCAAAGAAGGATCCGGATAATTACTTTTGGATCGAAGCTCAGACACTGGACAATATCGCCTATCTGGGCGAGAAGTACATTGAGAATCTCAGGCGCACTTTATCGCCAGAAGAATTCTATGTGGAGGTATTGAATGGTGAAATCAAAAGGCAATCTGGTGGAGGATACTACCCGGCATTCCGGGAGGATCGCCACACCACCATCGACACATGGGCCTACGACTGGACCAGCACAGGAAGGATTCAAACCAAGCGAGATACTTTTATCCGGGATAACCAGCCATTCCTGCTCTCAATGGATTTTAACGTGACATTTACCTGTATGGCTGTCTGCCAAGAGATACAAGGGCCGCAGACCATGGAGCTGCGATTCTGTGATAACCTATTTGCCAAACCGGATTCGGTAAAGGATCCGGATGGCCAGATGCTCATCGACCGGGTGATCGATGAATTCTGCATGCGTTACGCCATGCACCCGGTAAAGAGCGTGGAGCTGTATGGCGATGCCACGGCCAACAACCGCAGACTCGGTGCCCGGCCGATGTTCGATCAAGCAGTTGAGCGATTCCGACATAACGGATGGCTATGCCTTAACCGCTCCGTAGGTAAACTTCCTGGACACGAAATGCGCCATATCCTTATAAATAATATCCTATCAAAGAAGAATCTCAGGTACCCGAATATCTCAATCAACTCAAACAAGTGTAAAGCATTGATCTTATCGATCATCAATGCACCCATTAAAGCTGACTATTCGAAGGATAAAACGAGCGAAAGCCGTAAGATCCCACAGGAGATGGCTACTCACTTGAGCGATGTATTCGATTACATTATCTGCTCGAAGTATGCTGGTATCGTCATCGGCTCCGGTGATAGCATCTGGACTTCACTCATCCCTGGTAGAAGCTAAAAGCGATTCAAAAAGCTTTGTAAAATTCATATTTGCAGAGAATCCTTATTTGGAAGGCTTTCCATGTTAAAGGCTGCCTGTAGCGGCATCTGTCAGAAAAATAAGATAAAATCTTCACCTTAAAAGGGGTTCAAAATTGAGTATCATTTTGATGCCTAAAATAAAGTAAGAATAAACCCGAATTTTTTCTGTCATAACCAAAAAAGCCTCATTCTTTTCAATTTTGGATTAATGAATGAGAGACCAAAGTTTGAAATTCGGATCGAGCAGGCTCGAACCAGCATCCATACCAACGATGGAGAATTCTCCATCGAGTTTATTGGCATGGGAAAAGGCAGAGGGCGAATCCGGAAGGAGCGAGTAAGGCTTGGAATGCCGGTTCAAAAAAGGCTCGATGCTAAATCTCAGGGTCTGGATATTCTCGAACCCGGAAAAAAGAGCTGGAACCACAACATCAACAAGAGCCATAACATGCTTCTTTTTGATATTGAGAAAGGCAGACCGTTTGAAATCAAAATCTGGTCTCTGATGCAGTACAACAACATAAATATCATCTGGCATGGCCCGAAAAAATAGCAAGTACGGAGAATATGTAGCTTTTTTGGAGAGATCAAACTCAGTGATGAGTGTCTCTCATTCCAAAAACGTGACCAGAACCAACAATCGGGGTACTTCGAATGGCTTCACTTACGAGAAATTTGGCTCAGATGACAAGCTGCCCGATGCGATGATCAAGGCGGTCTGGGAAAATTCCTTCATGCCGCAGCTTCTGAAGACCGCACAGCTCCTGCTTCATGGTGGAGGGCTTGGATTATTCCGAAAAAGACTGGTACCAGGCACTGAAAAACAGCAGGCCAGTCTCTTAATTGAGCCAGCTGATTATCCTCCCATCATTGAGTGGATGGAATCGGTGAATCTGGATTCGTACTGGCGAAAAGCTACAAATCAATTTGTGAATGGAGCCAATGTGTACACCAACTTTTCCCTTTCAATTTTAAATAAACCGGTAAAGCTCAAGATTCACGACTGGACTACGGTACGAGCTGAACTGCCAAACGAAGAAACGGGGCAAATTGACAACTATCTGATTTTCGGGGAGAGAATCGTGGATGGTGAAAAGGTGAAAGTGGTATCGGCTCCACGTTATTATGAAGGCATTGAAAACGACTTTCCAGAATTCATCTATCATGGCCGGGATGATGTATCGGGCCAGACATGCTATGGTGTGCCAGAATGGTATGGAGCATTGGAGACCATTGAAGTGCTGAACCGCATTCCAAAATTTCATGCATCTGGAATTGATAATGGCTACAACGTGAAATATCATGTGAAGGTGCCAGCCATTTATCTCGATCAATTTGCCACAAAGGAGGAAAAGGATAAAGCATGGATTGACTTGCAGGATCAGATGGATGAGCAGCTCTGCGGTGCATCCAATGTCAATAAGACGGTGATGACAAAATTCTTCATTGATCCGATGACCAACAAGCCACTGCCGGGATTCGAGATTCTACCACTTCAGCAAGTAATGGCCGATGAGCAGTATCTAAAATTGGAGTCTCAATTTCGGGTAAATGCTACCGGCTCGGTAGGAATCAATCTGGATCTGGCCAATATCCCAACCGGTGGAAAATTAAGCAGCTCGGCCACGGAACTAAGAACAGCGGCCCAGCTCCACATCCTCATGCGTACTCCCATCCCTCGGAGTATTCTACTAAAGCCGATCCGGATCGCTATGAAGATGATGGGCTTTCCATCTGAATACTATATCGGGGTTAAAGATTTCGAATTTCAAACTCTGGACACCAATCCAAACGGTGCCCGGAATGTAACCAACTCAGCCAATGCTCCTGCTTAAAACAACATCTGAACTAAAAGCCAACTTCTCCCGGCTCCAGGCATCGGCTACCTTTGCCACGTTTGAAAGCTTCATTGAGGATGCACAGCAGAAGTACATCGTGCCTCTCATCGGGCAGGAATCAGTGGATGCTCTGCTCGATTGGTATACGCCATACGATGGTGAGACAGAGGATCAGGATTTAAAAAACCTACTTCTTCTGGCAAGAGTCCAAAAGGCTCTCACCTTCTACACATTATTCGAAGCCAGCATCTCGATGCTTCTGGACTTTGGAGATTTGGGAATCCAGGAGAAGACCAACGACCGCACTATGGCGGCCCGGATCCCGATCGTAAACTCACAACGTGAGCAATTCGCCAATAATGCGGATGTGGCAGCGGAAGCACTTTTGGCTTTTCTGGAAGCGAACAAAGCCTGGTACTCATTCTGGGAGGATTCGGATTTTCGTAAAGCCAGCATTCAGCTCTTCATCGAGAATGGCCTTCGATTGAATCGCTATATCCGGATGACGGAGCCAAGGCGATTCTATCTCAACATCCAGCCACAACTATCCAGAGTAGAGGAGATGGATGTGCAGGAGATACTGGGGCAATCGCTGTATGAATCGGTAAAAGCTGAAATGGAAGGCGGCACTGAGACAGCCGAAACTCTGGCACTCATTAAAGTGATCCGTCCGTTCGTAGCATTCCGGGCTGTTGCCGAAGCATTGCCAGAAATGGTGGTGACTTTAAGCAGTGCCGGCATGAAGGTATCCACTGCATCCGACAACATGTTTCAATCGAGTACCGGTACCGGTATCACCTGGACAAAGGACCAGCTTAGTGTGATGCTCCAGAAATATGTATCGATGGCGGACAGCTATGAGGCGGCTCTTAAAAAGTTTCTCAATGAAAATGCTGCTGACTATCCGGATTTCCCGGTGCCGACTGAAGCCACAGCCAGAGCCGCTGAAGCTTCACTTCCAGATAATGCCTCCAAAAAATCCTTTCGATTGTAATTATGAAATTACCCTTTGAATTCTATCTCTATTTAATAGCTGCGGCTACCGGGATAATCGGAGCCGTGATTGGAATCTACATCCGAATCTCCAATAAGATGACTAAGCTCGAAGAGAAAGTTGATTGTTTGGAGAAGGAAACACATGAGGACCGAAAGGAGCGGAAGGAATTGACCAAGGCACTGCATGAGATATCTGAATCTCTGGCCATGCTCAAAGGTTACCTGGAAGGTAAAGAGACATTGAAGCCACAGCGTACTACCCGGAGGCAATCTGTAAACTGATGGATGGAACAATTAGATATATTCTTCCACTTATTATTCTGCTCTGTGGGTGCGTGGCTTTCATTTACCTGGATTACAACCAGATCGCAGATCTTAAAGAAGAGATCAAGGGATTGAACCAGGTAGCCAATCCTCAAACCATTATTACCAAATCTCCAACCGGGGAGACGGTAGCCAGTCAAACAAAGGCAGAGGTGTCAAAGGAAACATTCTCAAACCTGATGGATGATAAGCTGGCAGAGTATTCTAAAAAAACCAATCAGGATCTGGGTAAGGTGCTCAGTGTGGTAGAGGCCAAATTAACCACAGCCCGAATCCTAAAAGTACCGGTACACGATACCACTGTGATCAGGATAACAGTCCGGGATACGATTCGAATTCCGGCCAAAGTTTTAAAATGGAATTCCAAATTTGAATCGGGCACTGTTCTGGTGGAAGGCGATTCGGCAACCGTTCAAACCAAGACCACAAACCAGATTGCTGTGCTTGAATCAAAGGACCGGTGGAAGGCCAAGCACATCCTGCCCTGGAACTGGGGCAAGCGCAAGCGCAACATCAAACTACTTGTATTCAATCCCAACACAAGCATAGATACACTTTCAAACCTTTCAATAATTCAAAAATGAAAAACTTCTGGAAAAAATTCAACGAGCTTATCTTTTCTCCGCTGGCGATCCTCGTTTTTGGACTTGCCTACTACGGAGTGTATCACTACTTCGGCCCAGAGGCTGGTCTTATTCCTCCGGGTTACTTTACCAACATTCTGGCCGGAGCTGCTGTGATGTACATCGCTGGCTTTATGGCCTCTATGGCCGTGCGCTTAAACTTTCCGGAAAAGTTTAAAATTCTTTTCGATGATGAAGATTACTTTGACAAACAAGAAATCGTATCTCTATGCGTGTACTTCTGCTTCTATGCCTTATCCATCTGGGCATTGACCTCGATGCTGTAGGCCAGTCAAAGGCTCACTGCATTTTGATCGAA